TGGTAATGTAATATCATTAGGTTCAGGTGCTTTAACCATAACAGGATTACAACCTACATTTGTGGAAAATGAAAATATACAACCACAAACAGGTAGTTTAACCATTACTGGACAACAAGTTACAATACAAGATGGTGACGATATTGTAGTTGGTACTGGTTCATTAACTTTAACAGGACAAAGTGTTGCTGTTAATATAGCAGTAAACGTAACAACAGGACTTGGAACGCTTACAATAACTGGACAACAAGTGTCCGCAACAACAGACTCAGGTGGTGCAGGTGGCATTTTAATTGCATCTGATAGTAGAGTTCTCAGAACATACAAAAATACACCAAAAGTCACAATTAAAGCAGCATAGGAGATTAACATGGCAGCTGGATCATTTACATTTTACAACTCAGGCAAGTTAAAAATTGCCGACAACGCAATCGACCTAGATGGCGATACATTTATTGCACTAATGACTACATCAAGTTACACACCTAATGTAGCTACTCAAAGCAACCTTACTGATATTACGAATGAAGTAACAGATAGCGACTATAGCCGTCAGACTCTTGCTTCTGTAACTCTCACAGAATCAGGTGGCACGGTGACATTTGATGCAGCTGATATTTCATTTGGTAGCAGCGTAACAATTACCGCTAAATATTTAGTATTATTTAGTTCAACAGCATCTAATGCTTTATTAGCGTATGTTGACCTAGATACTGGTGGTGGTAGTGTTTCAAGCAGCAATAGCACGTTTCAAGTGACGCCATCTGCAAGCGGAATAGCAACTATTTCATAACACTTTAATAAAAGGAGCTTAAAATGGTTAAATCACCATATAATGTTGCTCTACAAAGTGTTGACGCTATCAAAAGTGCTGGTGCAACTTTAGACTACTCTATAGATTGGAGTGCATTAATATCTAGTACAGAAACTATCAACACTTCAACGTGGACAGCATCTAGTACAGATATTACTATTGTTTCTAGTAGTATTAGTAATACATCAACAAGTGTTTTTATTTCAGGTGGACGTGATGCGTACTATTATGATTTAAAAAATACTATTGTAACCGATCAAGGTAGAACTATGGTTAGGTTATTTTCTATAGGAGTACAACCGAGATGAGTGTTTCAGATTTAGGTGTAGAATATTTACCTGTAGAGCCTACTTTAGTTTATGCCGGTACAACTTGGAGATGGGAACGTAATTTATCTAATTTCCCACCAGCAACTTGGACTTTAAAGTATTTTTTTAGATCGTCTGATGGAAAATATAGTTTTGACGTAACAGCTACCAATAACAATGGTACTTTTAGGGTAAATCACTTAGCTACAAGTACGGATGATATAGCTCCAGCTATTTATCAAGGTCAAGGTTTTGTAACAAGTGGAAATGATAGATTTATAGTCTATCAAGGGCAATTAGAAATACTGCCTGACTTTAATCTCCAGTCAACTGGTAAAGATTTAAGAACCCACGCTCAAAAAGTATTAGAAGCTATAAAGGCACTATTAGAAGGACGTTTTGTTGATGACGCTTCATCTTATTCTGTAGCCGGTAGAAGTATTACAAAATTAACACCTTTAGAGTTAATAGAGACTAAACATGAGTATGAACGTATAGTTATAGCTGAATTACGTCAAAACAGAGCCAAGCAAGGACTGGAAACTGGACAAATTATTAGAGCTAATTTTACCGGTAATTCAGGATTTTAAGGATATATAATGGCTTTTTTAGATAGATTTAGAAGAAAAAAGAATAAAAAAACTGGTAAAAGAAACTTTACTGGCGCAAACGCTGGAAGATTATTTAATGATTGGAAAGCAACTAGCTCTAGTCCTGATGCAGAACTTGAAAACAACCTAAAGATTTTAAGAGATAGATGTAGAGACTTAGCTAGAAATAATCCTATTGTTCAAAGATACTTTCAATTAATTAAACAAGGTACTATAGGAAATGGACAAGGATTTAAAATTCAAGTCCATAGTAGAAATGATGATGGTACTTTAGATGATTTTGATAATGATTTGATTGAAAGAAGTTGGTATCAATGGTGTCAAAGTCCTGAAGTTAGTAACACTTATACAATGCCTGATATTTACAATATGATTGTAGAAGGTTTAGCTAGAGATGGCGAGGTATTATGTCATTATATAAATACTAAAGAAGGATTAAAACTTAGCTTTTTAGAACCTGATTATCTTGATTCTACACTTAATAAAGAATTAGGTAATGGTAGATGTATTAAAATGGGTGTAGAAATAGATAAATACACTCAAAAACCATTAGCGTATTGGATAAATCGTGATCCTTATAGTTCTACAGTTGTAGCAAACTATAGTAATCCATCTAAAGAAGATAGAATTGATGCTTCTGAAATGTTACACCTTTATAGTCCTGATAGATTTGGACAAACTAGAGGTTATCCAAAAAAATTAGCATCTACAATGACTGCCATCAAATGGTTACAAGATTTTAGACTATCAGAACTAGTAGCTAGTAAAGCTGCCGCATCTAAAATGGCTTTTATTAAAACACCAGCAGGTGATTCAATGACTACTGAAGCGTATCTAGATGGTGAAGCTGCTACAATGCCGGCAATGAATTTTGAACCTGCAACTATAGATATTTTACCACAAGGTACTGATATTGAATTTGCTAATTGGAATCATCCTAATACTGGTGTAGGTGAATTTGATAAAGCAATGCTTAGAACAATAGCTAGTGGACTAGGAGTCTCTTATGCGTCACTTTCCAATGACTTGACGCAGACTAGTTATAGTAGTGCTAGAGTAGGCCTATTGGACGAGAGAGACAGCTATAAACACTCTCAATCTTTTATTATAGAGCATTTCTGTAAACCAGTTTATAAAAAATGGTTAGAAATGGCTATTATATCAGGTACTTTACCTTTACCCATGACTCGTTATGAAAAGTGGGCTAATCCAATAGAATTTTCTGCTAGAGGTTATCATTCTGTTGATCCATTAAAAGAAGCACAAGCTAATCAGCTTAACTTAACAAATGGACTATCTACAATACAGGATGTTTTAAATCAAAGCGGTAAAGAATTAAGTCAACATTTCTCAGAATTAGACGCACAAGCTGGTTTAGCTGCTAAAATGGGAATTGATTTAGCTTATGAACCTTATGGAACTAAGTTTAATGCTCAAACTGGTGTGCCATTTGATGAAGATGGTGAGGATGATGCCAGTTAGTAATTATCCAAACGCAGGCATGAAAGATGAAGCTCGTAAGGGCATTGCTTGGCGTGAAGAATTTGGTAGAGGTGGTACTAGAGTTGGTGCTGTTAGGGCTAGACAAATTATTGCTGGTGAAAATCTATCTGATGATACAGTTAAAAGAATGTTTAGTTTTTTTAGTAGGCAAGAAGGTGTCAAAAAAGCTGAAGGATTTAAGCAAGGTGAAGAAGGTTATCCATCTAACGGCAGAATAGCTTGGGCGTTATGGGGTGGAGACGCAGGCTTTAGCTGGTCACGAAAACTTGTTGAAAAAATGAAGAAGGAGAAGTCAATGACTAAAAATAAAGAAGTTAAAAGACATATTGAGGAAGTTATTGAAACTGATGACTCTTATACTGTAAAATTTCTAAAAGCTGATTCTTATGAAGAAGAAGAAACAGAGGAAGTTACAGAAGAAGAAACAGAAGAAATAACTATTGAGAATAGTGAAGTTTTAGAGGAATCTAGAATTGAAACTAAACAGGAAAAGACTGTAGAACATAGAGCAGCCTTTCCTATGGAATTTGAGAGGGACGAAGTAGAAAACAGAACTATAACAATGTCTGTATCTTCTGAATCTCCTGTTATGCGTGAATTTGGATTGGAAATTCTTTCACATAGAACAGGTGACGTTGATCTTAATAGGCTAAATAATAAAGCACCATTATTGCTTGACCATGATAGCCGACAACAAATAGGTGTTATAGAAAATACTAGACTAGATGAAAGTCAGGGACGGCTTTACTCTACAGTACGATTTGGTAAATCTACTATGGCTAGGGAAGTATTTGATGATGTCTTAGATGGGATCCGTACACAAGTAAGTATTGGATATACCATAACCAACTTAGAGCGTGAATCTTACTATGATGATGAAGAAGAAGAAGCCTATAGAGCTGCTTTTACTCCACATGAAGTAAGTATTGTATCAATGGGTGCGGATCAAACCGTAGGCATTGGACGTTCTTTATCTTTACAACCCCAAACCATAACAAAGGAGACTATTATGGAAAAAACTACAGAAGAAAACAAAGTAGAAGTTAACATTGAAGAAAAAATCCGTGTTGCATCTACCGAAGCTGTACAAAAAAGAGAAAAAGATATATCAGAAATCTATTCTTTAGCTTCAAGACACAATAAAACACCAATGGCGGATGAAGCTGTTGCTAAAGGTCTATCATTAGACGCTTTTAGAGGTGCTTTATTACAAGAAATTGAAAATAAACCATTAGAAACTAATGAAATTGGTCTAAATGAAACAGAATCAAGATCATTTTCAATAGTTAGAGCTGCAAAAGCACAAGCTGGTTTAATTTCACGTGAAGATGCTGCTTTTGAATTAGAAGCTGCTGAAGCATACGCTCAAAAATTAGGTAGAGAATCTAAAGGATTTTTTGTACCTGAAGATGTAACTAATAAATGGTCAGAAAGAACATTATCAACTGCTGGCTCAGGTGCAAATGTTGTCTATAATGATTTACGTTATCAGGATATGATTGGAGCTTTAACACCATTTTCAACAGTTTTAAGAGCTAATCCAACAATTCTAGCTAATAATACAGGTAATGTATCTATTCCTAGAACTACAGCTACTCAAACTAGTAATTGGATTGGAGAAGGCGTTGCAGTAGCATCTTCTGATCCGACTTTAGATAGTGTTACACTTTCTGAACATACTAATGGGTGCTTTACCGATATGACTAGAAGTCTTTTACAAAATACTGATGGCTTTAGCGTAGAACAAATGGTTAGAAATAATCTTTTACGTGCTATGGGTACTGCATGGGATGCTGCTTCTGTAGCTGGTAATCCTGCTGCTGTAGCTGCTTCACCTAGAGGTATTGAGTTTACTGCTGGCGTTAATGCAACTGCATTTGGTGTAGCTGGTGCTCCTACTTATGCCGAGCTAATTGCTATGGAATCTGCTATCTTTGCAGACAATGCTTCATTAGACGGAAATTCTGTTTATTGGATCACAACTCCAGCTCTTAATGGTTACATGAAGTCACTAGCCACAAATGGTGCAGGTTCTCCTGTAGCTCAACGTGACGGCTTTGTAGACGGTAGAGAAGTTTTAATTAGTTCGCAGGTAACAAATAACACTATAATTCTTGGGGACTTCTCAGAGTTTATAGTAGCAACATGGGCAGGATTAGAAATTCAATCCGATCCGTATGCTTTAGCTACTTCAGGTGGATTAAGACTTATAGCTCTTAGTTCAGTTGACTTTGGCGTGAAACATCCTGTTTCATTCTGTGTTTCTGCTTAATTATGGCATTAACTCAACAACAATTTGAAGGGAAGGGAGCGGAGAAATCCGCTCCCATGAATACTATGAAAATAACATTACTTAGAGCAACTAGAGTAGATGGAAAAGTAGTTAATTCCGGTGATACTATTGAAATTTCTGAAAAAGATGGAAATTTTCTTGTTAATACTGGTGTAGCAACATTATCATCTGCTAAGAAAGAAAAAAAAACTGATAGAAGTGACGGTTTAAAATCTTCTACTACTAAAGAGGTAAAAAATCGTGGCTAAAATTAAATTACTAATAAAAACTGAAATATTAGGCGTTTCTTATAAAAAAGGCGATATTGTGGATGTTGGTGGTGTTTATGCCGATAAATTAGTTAATCATAATGTAGCTACATTAGATTTAGGTCAATCTGAAGCTAAACCTCAAGAGAAAGTAGAAGAAAATGAATCTCAATCTAGCTAATGATGCGTTTTTTAATCTCAATGATTTTGCAGTAAGTGCTACATGGAGATATGCGTCAAATAATGATAAATATGTAGTTACTGGTATATTTGATAATCAATTCTTTACTGGTTTTGATGAATTAAATGCACCAGTATCTACAAGCCAACCTACTTTTACATTAAAAACATCAAGTATTCCTGAAAACGGAAAAGAAAACGATTTTTTAATTATTCCAATAAACAATGTAGACGTAACATATAAAGTAAAAATTATTGAACGTGATGGAACGAATGTAACTATGATACATTTACAAAAACAATAATGACACATATTAGACAACAGATAAGAGACAGAATAATAGCTGATGTAACTGGTTTAGCGACTACCGGAGCAAATGTTTACGATAGTAAGCTATACAATATCCTACAAGGTGAATTACCGGCCTTAGCAGTCTATACACAAAATGAAACATCTGAAATTTCTACAATAGCGCCTAATGTAACTCTTGATAGAGAACTAGAAGTTATAATTGAGTGTTATGCGGAAGCTAATCAAAATATTGAAAACACATTAGATACAATAGCTGGTGAAGTTGAGAACAGTTTAGGAACTGATTTAACTTTAAACAACTTATGTATAACACAATTTTTATCCAGTACGGATATTGATTTCACAAGTGAGGGTGAAAAGCCATTAGGCATCTGTAAACTCACGTACAATGTTCGTTATATGAATACTGTAACGAATTCATCAACACCATTATAAAGGAGATTTAAATGGCATACGCAACCGGTTCTGATGCAGTTATTAAAATTGGCTCAGACACACTTACTCAATGTAGTGCATTTTCTATAGATAAAACCGTAGACAATGCAGAAACTAGTGCAATAGGCACAACTTCAAAAACTTTTGTTAACACTCTTGACAGTTTTACTGCCAGTCTTGAGATTTTTTATGATGAGAGTGATCAAGCAACAGCAGCAATTTTAGCTGCAGCAGTTGGTAATTCAGCAGCAGTTTCCGTATCATTTTATTATGAAGGTACAGCAGCTGGAGTAGATAAATATTTAACTGGAAATGGTTTAATTTCAGGAATTAGCTGGAATGGTGAAGCCAACGGCGTATTTACAGCGTCCGTCAGCATCACCGGTACTGGTACACTAACAGAAGCTACAGCTAGTTAATAATGTCATCAATTAGTGATCGCATGAAAGCGTTGCAACAAGATCAAGATAAATTCTGTATTGAAGTTGCTGAGTTAGGTGTAGATGGTGAACCATTGCACATTTATTTCACTAAGATGACTGTTAGAGAAGATGAGAGAATAAGAAAACAACATCCTGATTTTTACAATAGAATTATGAATGGTGATATTCCATCTTTTGCATCTCTCTTAGATTTAATTATGCTAAAAGCTAAAAACGAAGAAGGCAAAAAAATATTTGATGAAGGTGATAGACAAGCGTTCTTAGGAATGGATATTAACTTTGTTACCAACATTTCCTCACAAATGTTAGAAAAATTATTTGCTGAAGATATTAGCTTGGAAGCATCTGAAAAAAAATAATAAGCGATTCTCAACTGATGGCACAATTTCAGCTTGCGGATCGCTTACATTTACCATTACAAACCATTAAAGATATGACTTTAGAAGAATTTTACCAATGGATAGCTTTTTATTCATTAGAATCTAAAAGGATGAAGAAATGACAAGAGTACCAGTACAGATTCCAATTACCGGTAAAGATAAAACTAAAGGTATGTTTCTTACGCTTGGACGTAGTTTAAAAACAGCAACTAAGTCTATATTTAGCATGAAAACAGCTTTAGTTGGTGTTGCTGGTTTAGCTGGTATTGGCTTAATGATAAGAAGTAGTTTAAAATTAGTTGATGCTAATAAAAAATTAGCAGATAGATTAGGCTTAACTACTCAACAACTAGCAGGGTATGAATTAGCATCTGTTTTAGCTGGTGAAAGTGTCGAAACAGTACAAAGTGCTTTTCAAAAATTATCTAAAAATATATATGAAGCAAGTAGAAATTTAGGAACTGCTGTTTACGGATTAGATAGATTAAATCTTGAAGCTAAGACTTTAATGACTATGAGTTTTGACGAACAGATAAAACTAATATCTGATAGAATATCTGATTTAAGTACACAATCTGAAAAATTAGGTGTAGCAAGTCAGTTGTTTGGTAGAGCTGGTATGGTTATGGTCAATATGCTTGATCTTGGTGGTGATGGTCTATCAAAAATGCAGGAAGAAGCATTAAAATTAGGAATTGCACTAAGTTCAGCATCAGCTAAAGGTATAGAAGATTTTAACGATAGTTTATCAAGTTTTAAGTTTACGTTAAGAGGTATAGCAAACAGTTTAACAGCTGAATTAGCACCTGCAATGCAAAAAATAACGGATTCTTTAACTAATTTTATGAAGGATTTTATAAAAGATGGTGGAATGGATGATTTTTTTAATGGATTATATGATTTATTATTAGATATAACTATTGCATTAACAACATTTTCAATTAATTTTGTTTTAGTCTTTAGAAAATTAGCATTAGCTTTTAGAAAAATGGTTAAAGTGTTTACCTTTGGTACTACTGATTTATTTGACGTTGATGAATTTGAAAAAACCATTGATAAAATGTTAGTTTCTATGAATAATTTTAGTAATAAACAACTACAATCGTTATTAGATTACAAAGCACAAAGAAAACTTGATAGAGAACAAGAAGCAAATCAACAAGACGAACACATGAAGGCTTGGCAACGAAGTCAAGAAGAAAAAAATAGAGGATGGCAACAAACTTTTCTTAAATTAAGTAAACTTAGAAAAGACTCTTTAAATATGACAGATCAATTTGATACTTTAGCTGTAACTATATCTACATCTATGGGTAAAGCATTTGAAGATATAATAATGGGAACTAAAAACGCTGGTGATGCTTTTAGAGATTTAGGTAAAATTATTTTAGCTCAAATAGTAAAAATGTTTGTAGCTAGGGCTATAATGGCACCAATTACAGGTGCATTTGGTGGTTTTTTAGATGGATTAGGATTTACTAAGCCGGCAGGTGGTGTAGTAGGCCGAAATGTAGTTGGTGGTAGACCTTATATGGTGGGAGAAAATGGACAACCTGAATTATTTGTGCCATCAACAAATGGTGCTATTATTCCTAATAATAAATTAGGATCAGGTGGTGGTATTACCATTGAACAAAACATTAATTTTGCTACCGGTATTCAAGCTAGTGTAAGAAGTGAAGTTTTACAATTATTACCAGCTATTGCACAAGTATCTAAAGGTGCTGTTCAAGACGCACAACTGAGGAGATAAAATGACTATTACCTATCCTTTAACATTACCTGATACAACATCTTTTCAATCCGTAACCTTAACAGCAAGATCGACCAATGGCATCAATATTTCTCCTTTTACTTATCAACAACAAATTTATAAATGGAGTGGAGAGACTTGGGAAGCTGATGTCAGACTTATTCCATTAAAACGTGAAAACGCTGAAACATGGATAGCATGGTTAACTTCTTTAAGAGGTATGCAAGGTACGTTTTATATGCAACCTAATCCTGATAGTTTAACTCCTCAAGGAAATGGTGGCGGTACTCCAACAGTCAATGGTTCTCATTCGGCTAACTCTCAATCTTTATCAGTAACAGGTGCAACTGCTTCAACGACAAATTGGCTAAAGGCAGGTGATTTTATTAGTATTTTAACTGGTAGTAGTAGACAACTTTTAAAGGTGCTTACAAACGCAAATACAGATTCTAGTGGTAATGTGGTATTAGATATATATCCAGCTCTTAGAACGAACCTAACAGGCTCAGAAGCTATAACAACAACTAATGCTACTGGTATATTTAGAATGGCAAGTAATGAGATGAATTATAACGTAAATCAAGCATCTCTCTATGGTTTAGGGTTTACAGCTATTGAGTCTATAACGTAAATAAAAAAAAATTAAAAAAAGTGTTTTTTATTGTTGACACCTGTTGTCAATGTGATATCTTAAAATCATAAACAGGAGATTATGATGAAAACTTTAACAATGAAAAAAACAACAAACGATCTTTACCAAGTAGTTTTAAAACAAGATGTAAATACTGAATATGAAAGTGTTTTATTTGTAGATTTTTATGAGTTAAAAAAACACGCTGAATATTTTATGAAAAAATTAACTAAAGAACACACACCAGCTGATATACAAAGATGGTGTTAAAAAATATACATTAAAATATAAAATTAAGAGGAGAGTTTTTTAACTCTCCTTTTTTTATGGAGAAAATAATGAAAGACAAAAATCCACATGGTAAAAGGAGTCATAGAGGAATGAAAGGTCAAGTATTATGGATGAAAGAATTATATCCTGAGTTGTTTATTCAAGGTCATAAATCACAACGTAAAAAAAGAAAAAAACAAATTAAAATAGAAGAAATGAGGAAGCATCTCTATGTCTAGAAATATTAACTTTTCATCTCAGATCGCTGGTGATGTAGTAGAGCCATTTTATGCTGTTGATTGTGACTTTTCAGGAATCGTAACAAGAACTTTTAATACTAAAGTAATGACAACTGGTAATGGAAATAAATATCAGGTAGATGGATTACAGCAATATGATTTTACAGTAGCTAGGGGAAATACTGTTATATTTGATCAGTCTGATAACTCTAACAGTAATCATCCATTATTTATTGTAACAAGCGAAGATGGCGCTACTCTAGTAGGTGGACAAATTTATAGTGGTACTGCTGGAACTACTGGAGCAAAAAATACATGGACTGTACCATCTAATGCACCTGATGAAGTATGGTATAAATGTGCTAATCATAGTGGTATGGGTGCAAAAGTTAGAGTTGTTGATCCAGCTGTAAGATTATGGACTGGGTATGGTAATATAACGATTGATTCTGAAACGTATGTAGGAGCAGGCCAACTAGGTGGTATTTCATCTATTGGAGAATCAAATAAAGTTGAAGCTAAAGGTATTACATTATCTTTAAGTGGTATTCCATCTAATTTAATGACTAGCGCACTTTACGAGACATATCAAAATAGGGATTGTACAATTTATTTTGGATGTTTGGTTAATGGTCAATTAACAGTAACACCTTATGAAATATTTACTGGTTTAATGGACACAATGAATATTACACAAAATGGTGATACTTCTAACATTACATTAAATGTAGAATCTTCATTAATTAACTTAAAACGTACACGGATTAGTAGATTCACAGACGAAGACCAGCAAAACCTTCATACTGGAGATGTTTCTTTGCGGTATGTCGCTGATTTACAAAATAAAGAGATATTATGGGGTATTCCTTATTCACAAGTTGCTAAAGTTGTTAAAACACCTACTCAAGCTGAGATAGATCAACAAATAGAAGATATTATAAAAAGAGGAATTGTTTATTAATTAAATGAATATTTTAGACGATTTTGTAGAACGTAAATTACAAGAACCTTTTAAATGGGGTGCTAATGATTGTATCTTATTTGCTAATGAAGCTGTAGAAATAGCTACTGGTATTAATCATGTTAAAGGCATTGGAAAATGGCATGACGTGGATAGTGTAAAAAAATTAATGGTAAAACTAAAATATAAATCAATGTTTGATATTTTTGATGTTCGATTTAGACAACATACCAATTTAAATAAATTACAAGATGGTGATGTTGTTACATCTACTATAGCTAGAGTTGATGATAGCTTTAAAGACATATCATTAGTTTATTATAAGAATAAATTATTAGCTCCTTCAAAAGAAGGATTAAAGACATTTGATTTAGATGTTGGAGAGCATTTTTTTAACGTAAGAAGTTTAAGGATTTAACATGGAAGCGATTGGATTAGCTATAGCAGACGCAGCTAAATGGATAGCTGGTACTGCTCTTGGTTTAACAAAAGGAACGGCAATTTATAACGCTGTAGTTTGGTCAGCTACAACAATAATTACTGGTGTACCTTTATTCTTTGCAGCTCAAGCTATGATGCCTAAAATGGCCACTATGATGGGTAGAACTGATACTATTAGAAGTCCTATTCAAAGTAGAAAAATAGTATATGGAAGTGCTGTAATGGGTGGCACAATCTTATATATTTCTGAAAGTCAAATAGCTGGAAATATAGATAGAGGTAATCTTTATATTTTGCTAGGTATAGCTGGACACGAAGTAGAAGAATTTGAAAAATTTTATTTTGATGGTGAAGAATTAACTATAGTTAATGGACAAGTAGACGCTCCATCAAGATATAATCCAAATCCATCTTCTAGTGATAGATACGCTAATATAGATTCATCTATGAGAGGACAAACAGGACAAACACAAAACAGTAATTTTGTTACCTATACTGATTTAACAGCATCAGATACTTTTAAAGGAATAGCGTGTGTGCCTATGATTCTTGGCTACAATCAGGAAATTTATGTAAATGGTATTCCAAATTTAACTGTAAAAGTTAAAGGAGCTAAAGTTTTTGATCCTAGAAACAACACTACAGCATGGAGTGATAATCCAGCTTTAGCTTTAAGAGATTATCTAACTAATACACAATATGGATTAGGTGTTTCAACAGCAAGAATAGATGATACAACATTTAGTTCAGCTGCTAATTTATGTGATGAGTTAGTCACATTAGATGATGGTTCAACTCAAAAAAGATATACCTGTAACGGTGTATTAGATACAGCTAGTTCTTTTCAAGATAATATAGAAACTATACTTTCTTCACTTGCTGGAAACTTAGTATATTCCGGTGGAAAATTTAAATTGTATGGTGGAGAATACAGATCACCTACAGCGACTATTACAGAAGATGATATTGTAGGTACATTAGACATACATAGTAAAAACTCACGTAGAGATCAATTTAACTCTATAAAAGGTATTTTTATGGGTGATGAAACAGACAATGTACCAGCGGATTATGCAACTATAAAATCTACAACAGCAATCGCTGAAGATGGTGAAGTTTTAGAAAAAGAATTACCATTACCAATGACAAATACATCTGTAGCTTGTGAACGAATAGCTAAAATTTATTTAGAAAAGAACAGAAGGCAAGTCAACATGACTATGCTTTTATCATTAAAGCAATTTGCGTTAGAGCCTATGCAAGTGGTAAATGTAACTTTACCTTCACTTGGATATGAAAACAAAACATTTGAAATTGTAAGTTGGAGTTTAGAAAATCAAGATAATATTTTAGGTGTTTCTGTTATGTTACAAGAAACAGACGCTTTAGTATATGGATGGACAAGTGCTGAAGAAATTGGATATACACAAACAACTGCTCCAGTTGCTACTAATTATATGAATGTAGCTACACCAGTATCTTCACTATCTATTGTTAGTAATACAGCTGAAGATGGAACTATTCAAGACGCTGTAGAGGTTACAATAACGGATGATCCTAATGATCCTCATATTATTGAATATGATGTATATTTTAAAGAAAGCACTCAGTCTAATTTTGAAACAGTAAGTGTATTAAGAGATGTATAATGATTAAACCAACAGTAGCAATAGTAGATCAAAAAATAAACGATCACGAAAAATTATGTTTAGAGAAATATGACAATATTAAGGCACGTTTAGTAAGAATTGAACAACTTATGATAGGCTCAACAGCTACAGTTATTGGCCTGTTAGTTAAACTATCTTTTTTTTAGGTAAATGATGAATTTATTAGCATTAATACCATCTATAACAAAAACACTTGATAAGTTTGTAGAGGATAAAGATTTAAGAATAACTCTACAACATCAATTATTAGCTGGTTTACAAAAACTAGATTTAGCACAAATAGGCGTAAACAAAGAAGAAGCTAAACATAGTTCATTATTTGTTAGTGGATGGAGACCATTTATAGGATGGTCTTGTGGAATAGCTATAACCTATCATGCAATGATACAACCTATCTTAGAAGTAATATTAAGAGCGTTTGGATTGGATTTTAAATTTCCTGAATTTGACTTAGCAATGCTTTATCCTGTTTTAATGGGTATGTTAGGATTATCAGCAAGTAGAAGTTTTGAAAAAAGTAAAGGTGTAGCGAGAAAATGACAAAATTATTATTAACACCGGTAACAAGTGGAAAAACCATAGATGTAAAAGTTCGTGCTAGAAACATGGCAGGCAATTACAGTACATTTAACACTACTCAACAGGTAATTGTTCCAGCTTCAACTTCACTACCATCAACTCCTACAAGTTTATCAGCTTCAAGTGATCCATTAGCTATTACTTTATTTTGGACTAATCCTAGTAATAAAGATTTAAAATCAGTTGAAATATATTATTCAACATCTTCAAGTGGTACTAAAAATCTTATAGGTTCTATTGATGCTGTTAGATCAGCTAATCAAGAATACAATCTTGTTTACGATTCCGTAACTTTTTCACAAAATCAAACATATTATTTTACTGTTAGAGCTGTAAACACAAGTGCAGTTGCTTCATCATATACAAGTGAAGTTACAGCGGCATTTGCTTCAGTTAATACAAGTGATATTACTTTAAATGCTGTATCAGGTGTATTTAATTCTGTTGTAAGTTCTAGTGTTACTGGTGAAAGCACTACTCAAGATTCTATTTCATATTTTAATGGTTCATCTGTAATTACGTTAAATGGCTTTATGTGTAATGAAATAACTTTAGGTACTATTCCTAGTACAGTAGCTGGTTTATTAATAAATGCTAATGCAATGGCTTCAAAAAGAACTATTGCTACTAGTAAATATGCTTATGCTATTGTGTTACAAAAACTACCATCTAACTCCTATTATGAAAAAGCAACTGATGGTGGTAACTTTTGTACATTTTTAGGTAGTGGTGATGCTACCAGTCAAAGTTCTACGGAAGGCATACAAGGTAATTATTCTACTAGCTTTATAGATAGTGCTACTGGTGTTACTGGTACTACCGGAACTAAATACGCTTTATTTTTGTATGAAACAACTGAAACAACTGATCAATATTGGATATTTGGTGGAAGTGGATTAACTGTAACGGAGTTAAAAAGATAATGGCTTTTGAAAAATTAAGAGGATATTTTTATAATACTGATGGTGAATTGCTAGAGTATTATTTAGGCTATGGTGATTTAGATAATATGGACGATCTATTAGAATTTAGAAAAAGTTGTATTGGTTTTGCATCAACTAATCAATCTTATGACGCTGAAACCTTTAAATACGATATAGAAACACAAACTATGGTAGAAAAGTAATGTATATTTATAAAGCTAATTTAATAAGAGTTGTTTCAGGTGATACTGTACGTTGTAATATAGATTTAGGTTTTTGTATTATCCTACAAAACATGAAAATAAAACTTTTAAACATTGAAAGTCCTAGTGGTGTAGCTGGTGAAGATGCTAAAGATTATTTAACAAGCATTATGCCACAAAAATTTTCTATTAAGACTAAAATGGATGGTGGTTTAATTATTGCTGATATAATGGTGGGAGGTGAAAGTATATCTGAAAAAATGTTAACAAGTGGTAAATGTAATAGATTCCAATCATGCTAATACAAGAAGCTAGAAGGCTTTTACAACAACTAGATGATGTTGGTGAAGGTAAAAGATTAAAAAATCAACAAGGGTTAGCTACTGAACTTGGTTTAACTATATACGCTTTAAAATCACGTTTAAAACAAGCTAGATCATTAGTAGATTTAGAAGAATCAGGAAATGTAGAACAAAAAAAAGAATCTCCATTTGAAGCGTTTGAAGTACCATTTATACCATCTGATGAATTACCGGTAGACCAACTATTAGAAAAAATGGCTACAAGTTTTGAAAAGAAAAAAGCTCACAAAATTTATAAAGATGAAACTAAAATAAAAATTAATATTGATGGTGCTGTAGGATTTAATGTCTTTGGTGATATTCACATTGATAGTCCACACGCAGATATACCTACATTATTAAAACATATTAAGGTAGTACAAGACAATAAACCTCACGTAAGAGGTATAATGATTGGCGACCATTTAGATAATTGGATAGGCTTTTTGGCTAGAAACTACGCTTATTCTGAGACAACTACTCATCAAGCATGGCAATTAGTACAATGGTTAGTATCTGAAGAAGGATGTAATCCTATTTGTGCAATTAGCGGTAATCATGGTGCATGGTCAGGATCAGGTGATCCAGTTAAATGGATGTTAAAACCAAAAAATATTCTTGAGGATGACTGGGGTATAAAAGTTAATTTTCAATTTCCTAATGGTAGGGAATTTAAAATGTATAACAAGCATAACTTTAAAGGATCAAGTATCTACAATAAATTACATGGAGTATTAAGAGCTGCTATGTTAGGCCAAGGACGTGGATGTCATTTATACATAGCCGGTCATTTACATACTGGTAGCATCATGCAGACTCCTTTAGATGAAAGTGGTGAGACTGTATGGGTTTGTAGAGCTAAAGGTTATAAATGGTGGGATAGTTACGCACATGAAAGGTTAAATTTTGAATTTGATGCTCATGCACAAGGTTTTGAAAGTATCTTTGTTGTAGTTGATCCTGATGCTAAATCAGAGCAATCTTTTGTGACTTGCTTTAGTGATCCTGAAGAAGGGGTAGAGTTTTTAAACTGGAAAAGGTCTAAATCCATAGGGTAGTCTAGTATCAAAGACTACCTAAAAACGTCTGTACGAGCTTCTATGAAGGTCGAATTTTAAAAATTTAGTGTTGAATTGCTTTATTTAGTATAGTAAAGCTATCAATACTCCAATGGACTATAGGTTCTAAATCCCTAACATCATTCCTGTAATCGACTAATTGAATGTCTAGTTTTGGTTCATTGGAGACCATATCTATAAAAGCTGTAGTTCCGCATCCAGTCCAATGAACTAAGAACAAAATAGGGATGTTAAATAATTCACCAACTTCTTTAGCAAATTTATATTTTTTTAATGAACATATCATAGTGGGATATTTATTCATTCTATTAGTTCTAACTCTAACTTCAACAAAAGCTACAGTATCTTTATCTCTCTTGCATAGATAGTCTAATGGATAATTAGGTGGACAATCATACGCTGTAAAATTCCATTTAGTCATTAAATATTCAATGGCTTTTTGTTGATTAATTCTATCTAGTTCACTTTCATAAAGTAGTGGTGGCATATTATCTCTATTCATATTTATCTCCTGTTTTAGTCACTAACAATTATATCAGCAGATTGACCATTTCTGCGACTTACTAACTTTAGTTCCTCAGCTGTATTTCCCATTATGTTTAACGTGCATACAGCAAATAAAAATATATTCAAAACAATCTCACAAGTGTTAGGACATTTAATCCTAAGTATTAAGTATTCCCATGATTAATTTCTCCTGATCTATTAAATCTAAAGATTTCTTCATTACTAAAATAAAATTTGTGGCGTTTCTTTGTACCTAAATCAACTCTTGGTTTAGGAAATAAATCATTCTTAACTAAACGATATAGTTTACTTCTCGTTTTATGATCATCTTTATTCCAACAAATTAAACATACCTCCTTAGTGGTTAGTAACTCACCAAATCCCTTATATGTAAAAAATTCATTATTTTTAGAAGGGGATGTCATCATCCATATCCGTAGTTGTCTTAACTTGACTAGCATTAGCTCTATAATCTGTTTCCGTCACATAAGTATCACTAGGAGTATTTTTAGCTTCTAAATATTGTGATGGTGTAGATTGATTAGGCCTTTGATAATTAGAGTTTAAATTTCTTTCATTATATTTTGCTAAATAATCTAAATCATTCTGACTATGAGATACACATTGAACGTGTAGAGAACTTTTATTTGGATCACTTATATCATTTAACCATCCTTTACCGGTTAACATAATTTCTTCATTATCTCCCATTGCTTTTAATAAATTTAAAACTTGTTCTTTTTTTAAAGTTACTAAGCAGCTCTGATATTCAATACCAATATTTCTACCTTGTTCACTAAAATTACGCTTTATATAAAAGTCTAAAAAAGTTTCATTACTTTTATAATATTCCGGTGGCTTTTTATTTTGTTCTTGCATTTTTGCTAATCTCCTTAAATAAATTTTATTGTTAATACCATTTAAAGAACTACCTAAAGTTCTAGCGACCATAATTATTGTAGTTATCTTTAGTCTGTTTTACTGGGGGTTTAGTTGTTGCAGCTACACCATCATCATCATCTGTAGAAATATCTAACATACAATACATTAAGTATCGTCTTGCGTAAGAGATTGCTGATCCCATTGCTTGTGAAGTAGATTGATCTAACATTAAAGGCAATGAACCTTCTGTGTATTCACCTGAGGAGTGAAGTAACTTCATAGATAACATTAGGGTAACACCATTTTTATCTACAACTCTATTTGGTGTAAAAATTATAGCTAACTCATACTTACTTAGTATTTCTTTTATACCTTTGTGTATTGCTGATAAGTCTGCCCAATCATAAACTCTTGCTCCAGCTTTTGCTGTTTGATTTTTACCAATGATAGGAAACTCACCTTGTGCTTTAGATAAAGCTAATACTAAACTACCAATTTCATCTGATTGAATTAGTGATGGCGGCTCATTATGTTCATTACTATAAGGTGCAATTTCCCTTTCAATATCTTCAATGTTCATTTAATTCTCCTGTTCATAATTTCATATTATTAATAACCATGTAAAACGTAACAAAGTGATTCGTCAAATATTATTTTAATTTAGTTGTTGACAGTATATGTCAATAGTAGTAATCTGTATTTATGTTAAATATGACAAAAAATAAATCCAGTAATACTGGTGAAGCAGAGTCTAAGAAAGTTCTAGACAAAACTTCTCGCAATAACTCTACATGGTTTAATGTTAATCAAGTTGGATTAAGAAAAAATCAAAATGATAAAAACAAAATTTTTATTATTAAAGAGTTAGTTTCAAATGCTTTTGATGAAAATATTAGTAAATGCAATGTTATCATTGATTGGAATCCTGAAGGTACATTTATTAAAGTTGAAGATGATAGTGCTGAAGGTTTTAAAAAGTTAGCTGATGCTTATACACTTTTTAATGAAAGTTATAAAGCTGGTGATACATCTAAAAGAGGTCGTTTTTCTTATGGTACTAAATCTACATTAGCCATGTTTAAAAGTGCTAAAATAAAAAGCACAAAAGGGACTGTACTTTTTAAATCAGATGGTACTAGAACTAAAACTGGAACTAAGACAGAATTAGGTTCTATCTTTGAGGGTGTTATCAAACTAAAAAAAATTGAGTTTGATGAATTATTAGATTTATCAAAAACTATAATTCCACCAAAAAATGTTGAGTTTGTGATTAATAATAATTTAATAAAAAGATCAAACACTCACTCAGTATTTACAGAAACTTTACCAACTGTAACTGTTGATGAAGAAGGTAACTTTACACCAACCTCAAGATTAACTGAAATTGAATTGTTTAAATCTTTAGACACAAACTATATTTGTGAATTAGGAATACCAGTTGTTGAAACTGATATACCATTTACAATAAATGTTAATCAAAAAGTTCCTCTATCTAAAGATAGAGATAATGTTAAACAAGCTTATCTTAAAAAGTTAAAAGCATTTGTTTTAAATGAAACTCATGCTGATTTATCTGAAGATGAATTGCAAACAACTTTTGCACAAGAAGCCTTAGAGCAAAAAGAAGCTAATTCTGATGCAGTTAAATCTGTTATTGAGGCCAAGTTTGGTGAAGATGCTGTTGTATATGATATGTCTGATCCTGAAGCAAATAAAAAAGCATTTGCTGATGATAGACAGGTTATATCAGGTAGCCAACTTTCAAAAGATGCTTGGGTAAAAATCAGAGAAGCAAGAGAGGAGTATTCTAATTTTGCTTTACCATCAGGACAAATTAGTAAATATGCAAGACCTGAGTTTACTGGTGGAGCAGAAGAAGTTAATGTTGATGATAAGATGCAAGAAGTAGTTGACTATGCAAAGTTCTTACATCAACAATTAGGCTTTGGAAGTTTATCAGTTACAGTACATGACGGTTCAGGTGCTTTAGCAAGTTATGGTCGTGGGAACTTGCAGTTGTTCTTTAATGTTCTTGGTCGTAAATGGTTTGACTTAGATACAAACAAACAAGAGATACTTGAACTGTTGATACATGAGTTTGGTCATTACTATTCATCAGATCATTTATCAACTAATTATTATGATGGACTTTGTAAGATTGGTGCAAAATTAATTATCTTAAAAGATAATAATAGCACAATCTAAATATCACACATAAAGTTTAAGAACCCTCAAATCTAATTTGGGGGTTTTTTTATGGGTACTCTACTATCAACTACTATCTAAAACCTTCTGTATGACGATATATGAAGGTCAATTTTTTTATTTTTATAGATATATTTACAAACTAGACAAATCATGTCTAATTTAAATTATGCAAAATATGATAGAAGAAGCTGAAATTTTATATGATAGTTATAGAAATAAAAGATATACTAATATTAGTATATTAAATGATTTAGATATTGTTCATGGTTTTGGTTTTGCTGATGGTATCTATCGAGATGATAAAGAAAAGTCATCTGATCAATTTTCACCAACTGATAATTTTACTAAGTTTTTAATTTTTAGTAAACTTATGGAGCTACAAAAATGAACCACCATGAGATGATGAGATTAATGATTAAGACTGGTACATCAAAGAATGATTTGATGTTTAATTGTGGATTACCGTTAATAACTATTAAGGCTATGATGTTAGGTAAAGTACCAGTAGGTGATGGTATTAAGTTATTTTTAAATACACGTATGGGAGCAATGGATGAAAGCTAAGAATGATATGTCATTTCATAAGATGTTGGATAGGGTAATGGATAAAGTAAACTCTATACCGGAAGAACATTTTGATAATGAACGTAAAAAAAGAACTGAACAATATAACAGACAGAACATGAATAGATATTTTATTGATTATGAAAAAGAATTACTAAGAGGTGATTTAACAGCATATCAAAGAAAAAAATATAGAGAGCTACAAAGACAAAAAGAAAATAATGAATTTCCTGAGTTAAAGAATGTGGAATAGATATGTTTCCTAATAAAAAATACAATATAATTTATGCTGATCCTCCTTGGACTTATAAAGTTTGGTCAGGTAAAGGCAAAGAAAAAAAGTCAGCAGAAAACCATTACGATTGTATGGATGATAATGATATTTTTAATTTACCTGTAGAAACAATTTCAAATAAAGACTGTATTTTATTTTTATGGGTTACATATCCTTTATTGACTCAAGGATTAGAAACAATAGATAGGTGGGGATTTACATATAAAACTTGTGGTTTTAGTTGGATAAAGAAAAATAAAATTGCGGATAGTTTGTTTTGGGGTTTAGGGCATTGGACTAGAGCAAACAATGAAATTTGTTTACTAGCCACAAAAGGTAAACCTAAAAGAGTTTCAAAAAGTGTTCACCAAGTAATTTATGATCCTATTAGAGAGCATAGTAGAAAACCTGATATAGCTAGAAATAGAATTGTAGAACTTTGTGGTGATTTACCTAGAATAGAATTATTTGCAAGACAAAAAATAGAGGGATGGGATAGCTGGGGTAATGAGATTGAATAGATTTTTTTTTAATGGTTTTGCTTACAATATATTGTACTACAATATATTCCAATTCTTGTATTTCTATTTAATTACAATGTCAGTAAAACAAACTTTTAAAAATTCAACTCTTGAAGTGATTGTACAATCAATTATACAGGTGTTTAAAAAAAGTAGTCAATATAAAAATCTGTGTATAAATGTGAATAAAGTGGATAACTAAATGGAAAAGCAATTAAACAATATATATATCGTGCCTAGATATGAACAAAAAAAGGCAAGTATACACATCTATATTGCTTCTGATGATCGAACTCAAGAAGGTTATGTTTTAATTAAAGAAGTAGATAGTTATCAGATATTAAATCTTATAGCTGATCTATGTGAAGTATCAAAAGAAATGCAACGTGATAAAGGAACTACTAATGGACATTAAAAGAAAAAAAATATGGGCAACGGATGAACAGATAGCACACATGGACTATGTATTTAAAGAAGCAGCTAGAACAGACAAGATGTTACCACCATTAACTAAAAAAAAGATTAGTAATAGTTGGTTAGATATTCCACCGGATTGGACATCTTATGGATGGGATAAAACTGCTAAAGTAAGGTTAAGTCCAAGTAGAAAACAAATAGATAATTATGATAAAGCATTAGAGACTGGTTTAAAGTTATCATTAGAAGATAGAAAATTGATATGGTCAGTAGCATTATCAATGGCCAACAGATCGTATGGAACATGGAGTAGATTATCTAAAAGGTTTAGATGTGATCGTAGGACGGTTAAATCAAACTATAGAGGTGCATTAATTAAATCATGGATTGTCTATGATGAATAACAGGAGAAAAATATGAAACTAATAGAAAAAATGTTTAAAGGACTAATGACTATACTAGGTACTATATCAATCATGCTTATAGTTATCTTTGTAGTAATCGTTATAAAAGCATCTAATCAAGAACCTATACCTAAAGTAGAATGTATTAATATTAAATAGGTGTTGACACTATATGTCATATAGTAGTAATCTCGATACATAAACAGGAGATTACAATGACTAATACAATAAAACTTACAGACAAAGAATTAGATGAAACATATACCTCAATGATAGGTATATTACAATTTTATGAAGATGCTGGTGAAAAAACTACACACTCAAGAGCAGCTTTAAGAGTGTTTAGAAAATTAGAAAAAGCATTAAATTATGAACGTATGGATTGGAGTGTATAACAATGAACAACTTAAAAAAACATACAATGAGAGGTTTAGAATTTATATCTAGCCCCAGTATAACTACTATCATTAAAAATAATAAAAAATTAGCTACTATTACTAGATATTCTATGGGTG